TCACCTTCAACTCTAGGCATTTGACGCCATGCGCCCATAAATGGCTTATGCTGTTCATCAAGTATCGACATAAATACATTAGCCACGCCTGTAATACCCGCACCAAATACAACGGCATTATTATTCACATCGTTTAACGTTTCATTTTTAACGGGAGCTAAATAATTAGAAACCCATACATCCCAACCAAAAATGTTACGAATAAAGTGATGATCTTTTGCAAATCCTTCTGTTACTAATCCCTCAAACATTGGGTTATTAGAAAAGCCTTGCGCACCGATATTCTTATTTAGCGTTCCTTCACCAAGAGAATCAATAATACAAATGCGCCCTTTATCTGGAATATTTGCTCTTCCAAAAGCCACTTTCATAGCAACAAAATCATCTAATGTAATAGTTGCATTTGGTCCTGATGCAGCTAGACGATGAGGGACACCATTAATCAAGTTAGGGTCATTCAATATTTGTTCATTAGCTAATGCCAATAAATCCGTTTCGAATGCTTCTTTAACTTTGTGAATAGCGTTAACAGGGAAGCTTGCTTCTAACTCTGCGGCTTTATAGCCATCCTGCTTTAACTTATCTGAAATATAAGTCGCAAGTGACTTGTAGTTCTTAACACGCAGCGTTACCTGCCCAGTATCAATAGGATCATATTCAATTGGAGTATCTTCCGTATACTCTCGAATAACCAAATCACCAAGAACTGGAATATTTAAAACTTCACCATCACCAAAATCAGAAACATTCCGATAAAGGTTATCTGGAAGAAGCCCACTTTTTAATATATCCAGCATTAACTCGCTGAATACTTGGGACTTAATTAAAGGCCCCTGATTTAATGTAATGTTACCACCGGCCATCTTTTATTCTCCGAAATTTCCTAGCCAGAAGAATATTTTTTCAAAACACTTAAGTAAGCGTCAGTTCTATCTTTGCCGCTTAAGCTTGATAGATTTGGCATCTTAAATTCTTCTTTAGCTTGTTTGTTTTTAATAGCCATTGAATTGTAAGAGCTTGTCGTTGGGGTAACGCTCGCAGCAGTAGCGGCATCAGTGTATAACTTCAAAAAAGCGTCCGGTGATTGCTTAGCTAATTTAACAGCATCATCATAACTAAGGTTTAATTCCTTAGACTTTTTCATAATGTAGTCTTCAGTCTTATCCCCATAGATAGACACAATCATGTCTCGCGCTTTTTCAAAATTGGATTGCTCCAATTTTTTGATTTCTCTTTGCTCAATCGTGCTTACTAGCGTGCTTTCCAATCGACTATTGATCTCTGCAATAATGGCATCTTTATCAATATTTAATTTATTAGTATTGCTTTTCTTGAGAGCCTCTTCCTCTAGCTTTAAAACATCCTCAATGGTTTTTGATTTGCCTTGAAGCTCTTCAAGTTGCTTTTCCTTCTCAGCGACCTTGTCGCGATATTGTTTGTTTTCTTGCTCAAGAGTCTTAACATGTTTGTCTAGATGTTGTAACTTTTTTGCAAGGGAGTCCATGTCATACTTTCTATCACCCACCTCTAACGAGAACTCTTCGCTTTCGCTTGGTCCTGATTCAGTAAATGTTTGTCTGACTTCTCCAGTTGACGCTTCATGGTCTAAAGCATCGTTATTTTGTGTTTCAAAGGTCATGGTCTACCTCGGTTGGTTTATTTAAAAGGGAAATAATTTCTTTCCCCATTCGCTTATAGCCGATAGAATCAGCTAAAAAATCTTTCCAATTAAACATCTCATAAATTTTTTTTGAGATTGATTGTTTATTTGCTTCTTTTATTTTTATATTTATTGCCTTTGCAATTTTTTCCCTTAGCCATTCTGAGTTGCTCCACTCGCTTTCAAATCTTTTTATTTCTTCTGGGTCTTTTAATACGCTAATAAATATCGCATTGATTGACTTAGAATCTTCAGCTGGTGACTTATATTGAAAAGTTCTTACTCTCATTTATTAAAACTCCTGATCCATCGCACCATCTTCTTCATCAATTGGCGTTTGCGCCTCAATTTGAACTTGGTCACTTGCTGTATTCTGCAAACGAGCTAAGTTTGCCTGCTCAACAACGCGGCCATATGGTCGGTATAAATCAAATTTATCTAACTCAAGGACATCTAATAAAACCGCTGCAATCTTTTCTGAAGGGAAGTGCTGAACCATTAATGGGTCTTGTCTGATGATGTTTAAAAACTGAGTCATGTCTTGTGCAGTCTGCGCAAGCCTCGCGAAATGCCTTGACCCAATCGGTACTAACTTTCCATTAGCTGTAATGTCATCTTTTGTAATGCTGTGAAAGAGTAGGGCACCAGTTTCTGAATCAAGAGTTCTTATTAAATCAACAGCATTCAAATTCCTTCTTGCTACCTCTAGTTCTGCATTCAATACAGGCTCAACAAAATTTTCATCAAAGTAATTAACTTTTTGCTGAAACATTCTTCCTGATGCATTTTGAAGTTGAGCAACTTCGTATTTGGTTTTTTCTCCTGGCGATCTAATACCCATAGCCTCACGAGGAGCGCCCACCATTTCTTCCATATCTTTCTCGATCTTATCAATCTGGAAGTTTGCATTTAAAATAGTTGTATCTGGAACTAATTGACTAACACTGCCGCCTTCTTCGATGATCCAACGCACTGCGCCAGTCTCATTCCCAAATTCGTCAACTTCTCGCTTCTCATCAACAGAGCCAGCAATAATTAAATCAGGGGAAAGCATTTGATCGAATCCATCTGCTAATGCATTCTCTAAGTGATTAATTCGATATTGCATCCCAATAAGATTATCGAGTGGGCCCATGGCCCATAAGTTATCTGGGCGTGTTCTCCATCCGCAATGATAAATATGCGGCCTTCCGCTCATGGTTTTTAATGGTTCTTTGCGAATAACCCACATGCGATCAACAACGGTGATTACATAGTTCTTCATGAATTCATCGGCGGTTGCATCGTAGATGTCGCCGTAGAACTCTAATATTTCAACAAACCCAGAATTAAAATACTGACTTGCTGAGCCATAACCATCAAAGCCTAATTGGAAATATTTATCGATATCATCAGACCTAAACTCATTCAGCGATCCACGAAACTGCTTAACTTTATCTATTATTTCTCTGCTGTACTTAAGCTCTGGCTTCTCGTCTGCGTCCCGCATTAGTTCGCCCATTGTCTTCAAGCTTTTGATAATTTTCGGCGTATCATCAAAGCTATCTGCAAGAGGATTCATGACAATATCGTAAGGGCTAATCCTTTGTAACTTTGGTCCTACATAACCTGTTGTCTCAATTCCTAACTCGTGGTCAACGTGCTTTTCTTCAACATAAGTAACCATTCCAAAGCAATTGCCAAACAACAACCAATCGCTAACTAGTTTATGAATAGAGCTTCTGAATTTAGAAAGGCGATGTTTTGTTTCTAAATATGCCTCAACAATATCTCTCTTGTCTTTTGCGTGAGATTTAGGATCATATCCATCGTATCGGAAATGCCGGTCTTTTGGCATAATCGAGAACACAATATTTGAAAGCATGTTTTCATAAATTTGCGTTATCTTTGGGCGATGCGTGCAATGAGACCACGGGTTCTTAACATTCGTCGTCTCTCTAGTTGATGTTGCGTAAACATATTGAACAACTTCATCCCATCTGCTTTCTGCAACAGATTTTGCAGACTTCCATGCGCTCCATTGATCCGATATTTCAGCGGCAAGAGAATCTCTATCTTTTAGCGCTTCTCGAATATCAAATGTATTTGCTCCGCTCATGCTCTAGCTCTTCTCCCGCCAAATCGATTGCTTAATGGAACAACATTTTTTCTTATAAATTCTCCAGAGCTGGAGGAGGGCGGGCGGGCGTTTTCAATTGCATTTGCTAACGCATCAACAAGGTCATCGTGCTTTGGGTTAGCTTGAACAATTTCTTCTTCTAAATTGTTAATTAATCCACCTTTAAAATGGAAAATGCTTTTCGATGTATACTTTGGTTCAAGAATGGTAAATATTCTGACTTTCTTTACACCGTCATGCTTTGTCGTTGCAAAGCCTTTTACTGTTAATAAATCCCCATTTTTTCTTATTTGAGATTCAAGCCCATTTTTAACAAACATCCCACCGGAGTTTGTTTCAATACATATTTGCTTAAAGCCCCACTTGTTATGCAATGAAATTACATAATCATAATAAGTGCTCGTTGAGTCTGTTTTAAAACGATCTAAATCTAATACGTATATAAACCCTTCATGATCAATTCCTATTACAACTATGGCTGTGTAATCAGACCTTTTATTTCGTGTCCATGCAACATCCATTGCTGCATATACAGCAAGCTGTCTGTCTTTGAAATACCATTTGGATTCTTTTCTTATTATGTGTTTCTGTTCGTAATATTGAAATAAATCGCGAGAGATTCTATCCATACTAGAATCATTCGGGTTGTTATAATACTGAGAATAAAATTGCGGTAACTCATTTCGAGATGAATAGCCGGATTTAATAATTGCTAATTCTTGTTTGTTAAAGCCAAACCAATTTCCTGTTTTAGAACACTTTGTCCTTGGCCATAAGAAATTACCTGTTCCATCTCCAGCGTCTTCTACAACTTCTTCCATCACAGCCCATAACTTTTCATATACTTCTCTGCCGGATTCATCGAGGACACGATCCCCGCTTTTATCGTAAACAGGGTATCGTGCATCAATCATTCCTTGATAGGCGTCGTCTGGATGGTATCGCGTCCCAACCGCTTTAATAAACCCGCCAGGATTTAATATTGATTCAAATTGCCCTAATGCTCTATTCAAGTCGTTTCTAACAATTTCAGAATTTACGTACTGTGGGATAACAACGTCATCAAAAACTAAATGCGAACAGTGCAAGCCAGTTGAACTAGATTTAACAGTTTTGGTGATCAGCGTATTGTCTCTTACGCCGCGATCTTTGCGGGCAGGGTGGTCAACATTGAAAGCATATGCAGACCATTTCTCCCTCTCGCCAACTTCACTTAAAAACATTTCAGGCCAATACCTTCTATAGATGTCTGATGTCATCATGTTTTTTATTGCGTATATCTGACCTTTAGCAAGATCATCTACAGCAGATAAATAAATAATTGTCGACCAAGGCTCTTTAGTAATAATCCAAGCAGTCCACGTAGCAATGCAATGAGACTTCAAGTGGCCGCGAGGCAACAGTAATAATTTTCTTCTGCCAACCCTTTCATCAGATAGCCAATCAAAAACTTTCTCATGGATATCACCATAGAGATAATTAGGATTAACCAGTTTTGCAAAAACAAATAAATTTGATTCTGCTGCAGCTCTGATTTCAACTAACTTACTTTCTATAGCGCTCATCGAGTGACGCTAACCCTATCTTTACTTGGTTTAATTCTTTATTCATTTCTCGAAGCTCTACGATCAATTCTTTGTTAGTCATGATTAATCGTTCGCTTGTCTCTTTGATAGGATTAATAATTAAATCCATTAAATGGTGTGTTTCTTGTTTTGTGTAAACATTTTCTAACTTCTTATCTTGACTAATCATCTTTGCCCATAACCATCCTATCGGAACCGATAAAAGTACCCATAAAAATTTAAGCAAGGATAGAACCCCAATTTCACCGCTCGACATATAACCCCTTATTAATTTACCGGCGTGTATTGCAATCTTTTCAAATCTTCCTCAAGATCTTTTAGCAATCCTACTTCCATCCTAGCTTCACGCTTAATCTCTTCTTTTGAAGGACGACCTCTTTTCTGTTTCGGCTGAAACTCGTCAAGTATTCTTGTTGCAGCTCCTCTGTCATTCTGAACAACAAGATTAATCAATGCTCTTGTTGCTCGTGATTTCTTTTTTAATTCCATTTCTTCACGCCAACTATCCAAGCCATCCCATTTAGTGTGGCCTTCTCTAAACCATTTATGCTCTATTAATCTTTTCCAGTGCTTCCAGCTACCAACCAATTTCATTGCAGCTTCATACTCATCGGCGCTATGAATAAATACTTGATGAGCGGATGGAAGCTCGTTAACTTCTCTGTCCATCATTGTGTAAATAGGGGGTAGGTGAGTCTTTGAAGTGGTCAATTCGTAAATTTCTAGAAATAAATTTGCACCACGAAAACCCCAACCTGACGTATCTTTACCAAAGCCACGGGGAGTCATTAATAACGATCTATCTGCTTTAGGATCAAGAAAACCAACAAAGTTTTCGTAATCATAAAGTAAAATCTTACTTGTTCCGTCTTCGTGTGTAGACATCAATTAATCTTTTTTCTTACTGGATTTTTCTTGCTTTTCTTCTTGGATTTCTGGTTTTCCGTCTTTGAGGATGACGGTTCTTTTTTGAAGAGTCCACCCAACAACATTGATGTAATCTTGATTATCAACTTCAATGTAATTAGATTTTCCTTCAACATCTTTAGGGTTCGTTGTCGCACTGATAACTTTTGCTGGTTTTTTTGTTTCATCTATTTCTACGTAATATTTCATTTCAATCATATTCTCTCCCTTTATGGATAAACTGGCCAAACAACGGCGTCCGGGTCTCCCATCTCATCTGCATCAATAATTGTTTGCAAATCAGATCTATAAGTTGATAATGCTGCCGGTATTGATCCATTGCCGCTAGCAACTAATTCTTTAATTACTTCAGAATCCGAATCAGATAAAAGACGTCTGGCTCTATTTTTGTTTTGTTGCCACTTTTCCTCGTTTGTATAAGTCTTCGCAGAATAATCAAGTGATGATTCATCAGGGGTTACGTGGACGATATACCCTTGTGAACTCCAGTCGAGGGCATCTAAGTAAAGAGGGTCGCCGACTTCTAATACCGTTGAATTTTCCGGCGCGTCTTCTTGGTTTTTATACCAACCAATAACTTGCTTTGGATTTGTATTTGTATCTAATAATGCATATCTCGGCATATCAATGTCCAATTGCTACAACAAATAAATTTGCGCCACCAACGCCCCAGTCATTCATATAAATGGTTGCTTGTGTTGCGCTTTTAACTGTGTTTCTTGATGGGCCAAAATCCATTGTTGCCTGAACGGCTGCGCCATTTGGGTTTTTATGCCAACCAAGAATGCCATCACAAGCGGTATTAAATGCCTTAGGGAATACCCAATTTACAGAAGTGTCTTCGCCTGCAAATGCTAAAGAAGTCCATTGAATCATAAAGCCATTACCAAACTCGACATATCCTGTAGCTGAAAGCAGTTCGTCGGTGATCCCACCGCCACCACCGCCTCCTCCATCTATATCTAAAGTGCTCCCATTAAGGGTAACGGTCGTTCCATTAATTCCTCTCAGAGAACGAAACTGTAATACGCCAGCTACCTTAGAGCTAAATACGCCAGTGCCTAACCCAATGTTCTGCCCATTTGTTACGTCTCCACCACCTCCACCACCCCCGTCAATTTCAATGGTGTCTCCATTCAGCGAAACAGTGGTTCCGTTAATTCCTAGTAGCGAATATAGCTCGAAGTCTAAACCATTCTTTTGTGCAAATACTCCTTGGCCTAAACCAAGATTTACCATACCTATTTGCGCAAAAATATCGTTAATTACTTGCGGATTATTGTTGATCTGATTAACGATAATGTCTGGTACTTTTGCATTTAAAACAGGAGGCAAGTTCGATGGCGTTAAGTTCTTTGAATCATCAATCCCGTCTATTGCCTCTTGATCTGTTGCCAGTTTAGATATGCCAAATATAGCGGTCGTGGCAATTGCAACTTTATCGAAGTCAATCAGTTCATTAATCTTTTGATCGATATAAATCTTAGGAACTAGATCATAATTGTATTCTGGAATATCTTGAGGGTAAGGGC